GCCGGGGACTATGGAGCCGCAACATCGAGAGGGAGCGTAACCGTCGGAGTCAACGGGACTGGATTGGTCCGGGGTAACGGCGTGATGATCCGGGGCGGATTGGGCGCAATCCTGGTTATTGCGGAGGAGGAAGAAAACAGCTATGATCTTGCCCACTGGAAGGCCGTTGTGGTGGATGGCGAGACGGTAAAGGCGGACACCTGGTACAAGCTGATGAATGGGGAACTGGTGGAGGCAGAGTAATGCTGACCATCGTGATTCAGGTAGATGCCCCGCCCGGTCAGGCCATCGGTGTGAAGGAGCACCTGGCCATGTGCCTGGAGCGGTACGGAGATACGCGGGTGGTGGAGATCCGGGAGACCAGGGTGGAACAGATGAGGATTGGAGGAGGCAAAACGCCATGAACTGCCATGGGTGTAAGTGGCTTGACGAGACGCGGCCGCATGGGGCCGGATACTGCAGCACAGTGGAGCGGTCCAAGGACTATCACACCATGCCCTGCATAATCGACTGCGGGCAGCGTGCGCCGGAGATACGCAGGCCAGAGCTCCCGAGGTGCGAACTGTTCGAGCCAGGGGATTTTAAAACCAGATTCAGGAAGGGTGGTTAAGCATGGCCATAAGCAATTTTGTACAGGAGCGGGATGCAGCGCTCCTGTCTCTGGACGAGGAGAAGATAAAGGGATACTGCCGGAAGTATGGCGTGCCTATCCCGAGCAGTGATAAAGTATTCTGGCTGTCGGTCCACAAGGCAATCTGTAATATCACCTCAGCATCCACAGAGCAGAGACGCAGGAGCGCATAGTGGCTGGTAGAGCACGGATCTACACCGGAGATATGAGGGAGACGTATGGAGAGATTAACATTTGATGGGGAATTTTGCGACATATCCATGTGCCGAGAGGAATTGGGTGGCCCATTTTGCGAGGAGGGCTACTGCTCCCAGCGCAGGGTGTGGGAGCGGCTGAAATCCATTGAGGACATCCTGGGCGGCGACTACAATCTGGACCGCCTCCGGGAGCTGGTGCAGGCTGACCGGGAGGGGCGGCTGGTGATGCTGGATGAACCTCGGAAGCCCCTTATATGGGGCGACGACAACCACGATTCTATCTTGTGCCCCAACTGTAAGCACGACCTCATGGGCGGATTCCAGGAAGCCGATTCCTGCGAAGTGCCTATGTATCAATGCCCTTACTGCGGACAGCCGATTGACGGAACACAGGCGCTAACCCATGAGGAGGCAGAGACGGCGCTGAAAGGAGAAAACCATGAAGCCAATCCTGTTTAATACCCAGATGGTTCGGGCCGTCTTGGATGGAAGGAAGACCGTCACCCGGCGGGTGGTAAAGCCGCAGCCATTGGACAAGCCTATGTGTTTCCACGACCCCGAAGAGGGCTTAAACATTGTGTGCCATGTTGCTGGGATGGATGTGCTGTACAATTTCTTTCCACCCTACCAGCCCGGCGACATCCTGTGGGTGCGTGAGACGTGGAATGGCGACTGGTGCGACCATTATATCTACAAGGCGGACGGAGGCAGCGCAAAAGCTGCCGGATATGCAGCAGAGCCGAAATGGCGCCCATCCATCTATATGCCGAAGGAGGCCGCACGGCTATTCCTGAGGGTGAAGGAAGTGAGCGTGGAGAGGTTGCGAGAAATAAGCGCACTTTCTGCTATGGACGAAGGGGTTACAGACTGGAATGATTTCGTGAGGCTTTGGAATACAACCATCAAGTCGGCAGACCTGCCACTCTACGGATGGGAAGCAAACCCGTGGGTGTGGGTAATTAGTTTTGAAAAAATGGATGGAATTACAATTCGTAAGACTTTATAAATTCTACATTTTTGCAATCGAATTTCTTTCTTCTGTTTGAGTGCATAATACCACGCGAAATGTCGAAAGGAAAGTGAAATAATTGAATGTCACAAGAAAGAAATCCCACACGATTTGTCGCAGGCCCGAAAAAACAGGTGCGAGCCCACGGGATGACCTCCTACACGGTGATCCAGTGTCCGATGTACCTGGAGGATGAGGAGAGGAGCGTGGAGGCATGAGCTGTAAATCATATACGCACATCACCATGTTTGACCGGCCATATCCGCCCGAAAAGCAGGCCGAGGGACTGGCGATCTCTCAGGCCATCGTCGGCGGGCATTGTGAGACCTGCGGATTTTTGTCGCAGTGCTCCACCCAAAAGGATTTTAGGTTCCCAGTGTTTGCCTGGTGTATGCGGCGGAAGGCGGAGATTATGGCTAGGATGGAGATGGACGCCGATGGATAATCTGCTGACGGATAAGGATCTGGACACCATCGCCCGGGCCCACCACCGCTGCGGTGAGATGGAGATCGAGCGGACGCTGGGGGGCGCTGCGGGTGCGGGTGAGCACCTGCCCCGCCTCCCGGGCCTGGTCCGTGCCCTACCTGATCCGGCTGGAGCGGTGGCGGCCTGGGATGTACAGTACACAGTATTTTGACAGCGCGGAGGCGCTGAGAGAGGAGTTTTCCAATGAGCGCCAACAACGATTATAGCGAGGAGTTTGACCGGCTGCGCAGGAACCGTGTGGAGGTGTCGCATCACAAATACGGCCCGGCCCGGAAAAATTTCGGCGAGGGGCGGGTGGATGCCCTGGAGACGGCCCAACTGTGCCTGGACGCTTTCCACCGGGACCACAACACCGAGCACCTGGTGGACGCGGCCAACTATCTGATGTTCCGATGGATGTTCCCCATGCCCGGGGAGTTCTTCCGGGCAACAGGGAGCGGCGAGAGCGTGGGGACGGTGGGGACGCCGATCAACATGGAGGACTGATTGTATGAGTGACAATGACACGCTCCGCAGGATCGCGGAGCAGCTGGGGGCGGAGGAGATCCTGTGTCAGTGCGCGGAGGAGTGCTCTGAGCTGGCCCAGGCGGTGCTCAAGATGCGCAGGGTGCTGGTGGGCACCACGCCGCTGACACAGGGCAAGGCGCGGGCCCTTATCAACGAGGAGGTGGCCGACGTGCTCAACTGCGCGGAGGCACTGGAGGCCATCAGCTTTGTAGACTGGGGCCAGGTGGCGCGGATCCAGGCCGGGAAGCTGGAGCGGTGGGACAGGCGGACCAGGGGGGCGTGACATGAGCGGGATGCTGGACAAGCTGCACCGGAAGCACCAGATCGAACTGGAGGTGACGCGCCATGTGACCCGGCAGGAGATGGTGGATTTCGCAGCCATCGCCCTAAACGACGCCTTTGGGTTCGGGCCGGAGCGGTGCAAAAAATTTGTGGACGCACTGAACGCTGCGGTGAACGAGACGGCGGACATGATGGACGCAGACACCAAGGACATGGAGTACACCATTGCAAAATTTGAGGAGCGGCTGAAGCAGGTGGTGGGGCCGTACTATGTGCCAAGGAGCGAGCGGTATGGGTAAGCAGTGCGAGGGGTGCATCTATTACAAATCCCTGGGGGCCTGCGGAGAGGGGACTGAGAAGGCCTGCCACTATCTGCTGATCCGGGGGAAAATGCGGGAGCGGGATGAGGGAGGCTGCCGGTCCCGGCGGGAGAAAAAACGAGCACAGAGAGAAAGTCAGAACGGGTGAACATTGGAGGTGGTGAAGATGGGGTACTCGCACCGGACATGGGCGTGTCCGTTTTACAGGTGGGACGAGCGGTGCAAGGTACACTGTGAGGGGGGGTGTGTGGCCTTCCCGGACCGGGAGGCGGCAGCGGAGTATGCCCGGCGCTACTGCGGCGCGGTGGATGGGTGGCAGGCCTGCTCCATCGCCCAGGGGCTGCGGCAATATTATGAGAGGGTGGGAAAAGCGTGAAAAAGAGAAATGTGGACCGGATCAGAGAATTGGAGCATGAGCTGGGCCGCTATCAAAAGAAGGTGGCGGATCAGGCGAAGGAGGCTGTCAGACTGCGGGGGGAGCTGGATCGGGCATACGCCGGCGGTGTGGAGGCGCAGCGTGCGATGGACGCGGTCCTGATCCAGACCGCCGTGGCATACGGCCAGACGGTAAAGGATGAGGAGACCGGGGAGGAGCTGGGATGGCGGCTCCGGCTGCCCGTCCCCAGTGTGAAGGAGATCCATGCCAGGTATGAGATCCACGCACGGAGAGACGGGGCGGAGGGGGCGTACATCATCGGCGTGGCGCCGCGGACAGGTACATAAATGAGAGAGGGGCGGAGACCCTGGGCGATGGCCTGGGGTCTCTTGCCATTTTCCTGACCCCGGGGAAATGGTTTCCGCGCAGGCAGAGAAAATTCCTGCTGATTCGGGGCGTGAGGCGGGGCGGGATCTGGTATGATGGGGCCAGAAACGCCGGGGACGGGAGGGGACGCGCATGGCGAAAAGTAAATACGAGACCCATGTGCTGCCCTATCTGGACAAGATTACCGCATGGGCCGAGGCCGGTGTCACCGCAAAGGACATCGCCGCCAACCTCCACATCGCCTACTCTACCTTCCGCAAATACCTGGACGAGGGCCAGGAGGGGGACGAGCGCTACGCGGCACTCTCGGCTGCTTTCGCGCAGGCGTGTGAAGTGCCGGACGAGCAGGTGGAGGCGGCCTTGTTCAAGCGGGCCTGCGGCTTTGAGTACGTCGAGACCAAGCGGGAGCAAAAGGTGGACCGGGCCGGAAACATCGTGGAGCTGGTCACCACCACAACGAAGGTAGTGCCGCCGGACCCGACCAGCGCTATGTTTTGGCTGACTAATTGCAGGCCGGATCGCTGGAAATACAATCCGGAGCCTGCCGGCGCAGACGAGAGCGAGGGCAGCGGCGTGGTTGTGATCCCGGAGGTGAGCGGAGGTGGCTAACATCGTGTGGCGGCCCCAGCCCAGGCAGGCGGCATTTATGTCCAGGCCGGAGTATGAGGCGCTGTATGGAGGAGCCGCCGGCGGAGGGAAGAGCGACGCGCTGGTGATCGAGGCGCTGAGACAGGTCCACATCCCGCACTACAAGGCGCTGATCCTCCGCAAGACCTTTCCCCAGCTGGCGGAGCTGATCGACAAGACCCTGAACTACTACCCAAGAGCATTCCCAAAGGCCAGGTATAACGGGAGCAGCCACACCTGGACCTTCCCCTCCGGGGCAAAGATCCTGTTTGGATCTATGCAGTACACCAAGGACAAGGTCAAATACCAGGGCCAGGCGTACGACTTCATCGCTTTTGACGAGCTGACCCACTTCACATGGGAGGAGTACAGCTATCTGTTTTCCCGCAACCGCCCAAACGGGCCGGGCACGCGGGTCTACATCCGGGCCACGGCCAACCCCGGGGGCGTGGGCCATGGGTGGGTCAAGGAGCGCTTCATTACGGCGGCTCCGCCCATGCGGCCCGTTGTGGAAGAAGTGGTTTGGCGGG